CAACCTGAAAAAGCGGGTTCGACGCCCGCATCGAGTACTACAATAACCATAAGCCTTTGAAGCATTGCTTGGCGTAGCTGTGAGTATTCGTTTAACTTTTCAGTTATTTGTTGACAATCTCATTAAAAATCGCTCATTCGTTGTCAAATCCAAGTCATCCCCATAATACAACAGAGTTTGCTATTATCCTCTTGGGTAGCCTTATCTGCCCGCTGTAATTGGCTGTGGAGATGAGGGGGGTCGAACCCCTGTCCAACAAAGTTGATTTAAAAGTCAATGATCATCATTGCAAATATACAAATTTTGGGTGTAAGGACGGTAGCGACCCGTCTTCTCTAGATTCACAGTCTAGCACATCACCTTAATGCTTCAAACACCATACGAGGGCATGGCAAGGATCGAACTCGCGTTTCATGGTTCGTAACCACGGGTTTTTCCAATTAAACTACACGCCCTTATTGATCCCAGAGTAGGGCTCGAACCTACATTAGATGGCTCAAAACCATCTGTCCTGCCAGTTAGACGATCCGGGAATATAGAGCCTTCGGCGAGAATCGAACTCGCTATCTTCTGGTTACAAATCAGTTGCATCGCCAGCAATGCTTCAAAGGCTTATGGTTATTGTAGTACTCGATGCGGGCGTCGAACCCGCTTTTTCAGGTTGAAAACCTGATGTCCTAACCGAACTAGACGAATCGAGCATTTCTCCTCGTATTCGTCCTCAGATATGTTAACTACAGTTTTCATAACCTTACTTTTTGTTGCGATGGGGGGAGTTGAACCCGCCTAAATCAGGATATGAGCCCGATCTGATCACCTGATCTCATCACAATATTGTACGCCCGGTGAGGATCAAACTCACGACCCCCCGCTTAAAAGGCGGGTGCTCTATTCAGCTGAGCTACGAACGCATTGTGTGGGTCTTGTAGGTTTCGAACCTACGGCCTTCGACGTATGAGATCGCTGCTCTGCCTGCTGAGCTAAAGACCCATTAGGGTTTTATCTTCACCTTTCGTATCATAATTTCAGTAGAGGAGGTGGGACTCGAACCCACGATAAGTACTTTGTAAGAGTACGGCTTTGGCCGCTAAGCTACCCCCCTATATGTTGGAATAAAAGGATTCGAACCTTTGACCTTCACCGTATCAGGGTGCTGCGCTACCGCTGCGCCATATTCCAATTTGAGTGGGTCAAGTGCCTGTGACTATGATTAATACCCGCATGCCAACTTATTCAACTTATTCGTTGGAACCCACTCTTGCTGCCAGGGAGAATTTCGAAATCTCGACCTTGCGATTAACAGTCGCGTGCTCTGCCTCTGAGCTACCTAGCATTATGCGGATCCCGGGGGATTCGAACCCCTAACTTTGCCGTGACAGGGCAAGATGTTACCGTTACACCACGAAACCCGTAGAGCGAAACGTGGGAATCAAACCCCGTCCCTTGGTTGGAAGCCAAGTGCTTTATCATTAAGCTACATCTCGCTAATAGTGGAGGAAATGAGAATCGAACTCATCACAGTCTGCTTGCAAAGCAAACTCGCCGGCCTTGGTACATGTACCCCCCTTTGTTGTCTTTCCTTTTAATTTTCAGGTGGGACGCGACAACTACTCCTGCTAGTCGGGATTGCTGGATTCGAACCAACGACCTGATGCTCCCAAAGCACCCGCGCTACCGTGCTGCGCCAAACCCCGAAATAAAAAAGCCCCCATGTGTGGTGGAGGCTTTAAGTTTTTGTTATAGTGCTTATTCAATAATCGCTAAAACATAGTGCCTCCATTCGGGTCAGGATCATTAATCCCCTCCGCTTGGGTCGTTATAGGCATGATATGTTTACGTGTTCTCATTGTGTAATAATAGACGTACAAAGTTAGTAATAGTTGGCAATTAAGCAAATATTGAGGCCATACCAGGATTCGAACCTAGATCGAGAGGGTAGAAACCCCTTGTTTTTCCCTTAAACTATACAGCCTTGTGTGCCCCAGACCGGAATCGAACCGATACAACCATTACTGATTACAGCATTTTAAGTGCTGCGCGTCTACCTATTTCACCACAGGGGCATTTGTACCGGAAGTGAGACTCGAACTCACACGTCATTTAAGACAATAGATTCTAAATCTATCGCGTATTGCCAATTTCGCCATTCCGGCATTATTTTCTACAAAACGTAGATGTTTGTGAGTGGCAGTTTGGGCATAGGATTTTCAAATTTTCAATTCTATTATCCTCATGATTTCCGTTGATGTGTTCCAACTGCATTTTTAACTCAGCCCCATTCCAAGTTGGACACTGCTTACATCCCTCACAAATATTTTCTTTCATCTCATATTCAAATAACCTCAATTTAATTGCGTGACTATTCCATCTTTTCCCATCAACACACAACACCTCTTTTGTGAAGCTCTCTTTGGTGTGCTTATACATTGATGGCTTTCCTGTATTATGTCTCTGGCCTAAAAAATGGCTAGTATCGATCTCATATTCTTTTATCCGCTTGGATATTAAACTATGAGTGCCCCCACTTAATCTCACTCCAAGAATCCTCATAACAGCCGAAACAGTGTAACACTTTTCAACTATTGGCTCTAAAAACTCCTTTGTGTACTTTCGTTTTCTCATAAAAACAAATATACACATAGTAAAGCTATTTAACAGCAAACAGGTGACTTTACCAATTTGCCCACACCGGCATAGCGGAGAACAATGGAATCGAACCATAAACGTTGCCGGACGCATGGCTTAGCAGGCCAGCCCCTATCCAATAGGGTTTATTCTCCTTTGAGCCTCCTGTAGGAATCGAACCTACCTAACATGGGTTGCAACCACGGACTTAGCCAATCAGACAAAGAGGCATTTGCGCATCCCCAAAGATTCGAACTCTGGCCTACGGGTTTGGAATCCGTTTGGTCACCATGACCTGAGATGCTTATGCGGAAGACAGAGGAACCGACCCCCGTACGCTTTCACGTAGCCTAGTTTTCAAGACTAGTCGCGCCTCCATGGCACTGCTTTATCTTCCAGTTGTGGGTATGTAAGGATTCGAACCTCCTAGCCGTAGGCAACCGGGTTACAACCGGTCACAGATCACCGCCTCTGCAGCATACCCATTTGTGGAACTACTAGGAATCGAACCTAGATTGTCGGGGCTTCAATCCAATGCCTTGACCACGTTGGCAATAGTTCCATAAAACAAAAAACCCAAGCTGGGGTAGCCTGGGCAAAAGTCTTTAACTAATAAAATATCAGTCTATAGAAAGCTCAGGCAGTGGTATCTAAACCACAGCGAGGAACATAAACTATAGAGTCTCATTGTCATATTACAAATATAGTGAAAAAAACCAAACTAATATGGAAAATAGCCCGATCGCCACGCCAAGACAAATACACATAATCCGTTCTTGCCAGTTTTCATTCATGTTTAAGCCACCTGATTAATAGCTGTGCCTCCATTAATCGCCCAAAACACGTATCGCCTATTTCAGGTAGCGGTATTTCAAAATATATCCTTTCCCAAAGATGGTCTTTTGATAATGTTGTACTGTAATGGATTTTACCCCCCTCAATACGCAATAATTTTGCATGAGGTTTGTGTTTATACAAATCCTTTTTTATTTCATTTGGCGTTGGCATGTCAATCGGCTTTATTTTTAATAATTTCCGAGATACGTAAAGCGTTCCATTCTCCAACTAATTTAGAATCCATGTTGAATCTTACCAATTCCTCTACTGCATTAATATCATCTCTTGACAAATCAGGATGTAAAAGCCCCTTATCAAACAATAGGTCAACTAAAGATTTAGCTTCAGGGCCGAACCTAGCATTTTTTAATTCCATTTTTTTCATATCAATCGGTTTTTCGTTTTAGTATATTGACGGGCTCCTCACCCATCTGAATCAGTTTCTTATCCACGGCCAATGCGGCCTCCCTTTCGGTTGCAAAAGATGCTGTGGCGTTTAGTTTGCCGAACAAGATGTTCATTTTCCAGGGCTTTTTACGGTTGGAGTTTGCTCCTTTATTGTAGAACATGACGTACTTGTACTTGCTAGTCATGTGATCGCCCTTAGTTGATGTGCGTTTCTTTGGTTGCCTCATTTGTTTTTGTTAGAAACGGAAATCGATGTTGCCTCAATAACCTCATCTTTCATTTCGTCATACGGGCCTAATACTGCCCGAATCGTTTTCATTTCGGGTGATTTTTCGTAATAAATTTTGAATATTTCTGGGTCAGGATCAGGGTCGGTTATGTCATGCCACTGGTTGATTATTTTTACTGCTCTTAGTAAATCGCTTCTTGAAGGTTGATTTTTCATAGGATCCTGATTTGCATTGTTGATAAGTCCAGCTTAATGTTGAAATGTCGGTCAAACGCATAGCACATAAGCCCCTCCAAGCGCTCAATGTTGCGTGTTTGGAAGAACAGATTCATCCTCTGCTCAACTATTTTCTTTGACCATTCCGGTTGTTCTGGTATCGTGATTTTCACGGTTTTCCGTCAATTGATTTTTTCCTTTTAAGCCAGTGTTGTCTCATTGACTCTATGTATTGATGCTCGAATTGTGTATAAACATCGTCGTCAAGAGCCCCTATATCAACAACAACGCCATCGACATCACCTCCTGTTGTTTGTTTAATTCTTAAAAAATTGGGGTGTTTGGGCATGACAAGCGTCAAATTAAGTGTTAATTCCATAATAACAGTTTTGGCGAGTACACAACCGACCACGGCGACGATTGCCTGGATGTGGCCGGCTGGTACTCATATAAGTTTTTGTAAATGCAATCGTCAGGCGCTAAGATATAAAAAACCCGGTACATGACCGGGCTTTCTAACCAAAACTATTAAAAACCATTCGCCTAAGCGAATCAATTATTTAACGTTATACCAAATATATTAAAAAAATAGGGAGAACTATACAGCCGACTACAAAACATTCCGGTCAATTGCCCAATACCTTAAAACTTTTAGGTCGGATTTGAAAGAACTTTGATCGTTGTTGTTTAATCATTGACCGTTAAGAACTTTAAATCTTGACATTTCCTCTTTTAACTTTAAGCCTTGAACTTTCCGGTTCTATCGGTATGGCCGATAAATCCATCATAGCTCCTCAAGCTACTGTTCTGCCATTGAACTACACGTCCTAATGTCGAGCGTGACGGGAATCGAACCCGCACCTGTTGTTTATACGTTAGCATCGTATTGCTTATCACCTAAAGCGAGGGGGCAAAAATCTGTGTTTTTCGTATAGCTTCCCTTTCCTTTAAACCTCTATAAATGTTGTTGCATTGATTTCGGATAAAGTAGCATCTATTTCTGATTCGAAACTATCAACTTCATCTTGTAGTTTTTCAACCAATTTATCAACACCTAAAGGATCAACCAATTTAAGTTCGTTTTTTTCAATATAAGGCTCCGTAATTGTGGTGGCGTCTTCTGTTTTAGACCCATCTTTTCCTAAGGCCGCCTCTGCAAGCCTATCTGCATTTTGTCTAACCTCCTCGTTGCCCTTGTTCATTTGGCCAATATTCTGAGTATTGCTTGATTTTAAATGGCTAATCAAAGATTTTTTCATTTCAATAATAGAGCGAAAGGTAATTGCATCTGCAATACTCATTTCCTGCTCATTAATTTCAACCATTGTTTCGCCATTCACCTTAACTATGGCTGATTTTATTTTATTTTTTCGGCCTATAAGGTCTATAATTGATTGGTATTTTGATTTCGCGGATTCTTCAAACTCATTTTTCTCAAACCTACCGTTTACAAGTTTGTCCTTTTGTTGAAGTCCAACAGGTTCTATTTCTGAAATTGCCCTTTCGATCCTAGAATCAATAATCTTAAGTTCAGATAATCCCCTATGAATTGTCATTTTGTCCATAATAATATGTTGGTGGAGGGTAGCCCGACGATTAGCGTTGACAGGCCACCTTTAAACTCCATTAATAAAAATCTTTGACTTTTTGCTAATCGTCGGTGCAAATATAACAAAAAAACCGCACCATTTCTGATGCGGTCATCCAATCTATGAACTAAAATTTGAATTAATCTACCGTCAATGTACCATTTTTAATCCGTTCATTCATCTCGGCTACAAACTTAGGGTCGTTTGGCCTATGGCCAGCCGTTATCATCTCCTCTGTAAACGCTTTCATGGTCTCTTTGCCATCGCCACCAGAGTCACCACCATCACCACCGCCACCTCCAGTGGATCCCTTAACGAGATCGTTGTTGTCAGCAAACCATTCCTCAACGCCGGTTTTTATAGGTATTGGTTCAAGGGTTTTGGTGTCTTTACGCACATTGCCTTGGGCATCTTTTAATACCATGCTGCCCTCCTCGGTAAAGTCAAGGTTGATATCGCTTGACATTAGCTTAATGGCTTGATCCTGGCTGATAATTAACCCCTCTGGGAGGTGTTTACGTAGCTCAGTAGTCTTAGCGTTGGTTTGCTTAAACGATGTAAGCCCACCCAAAGCATCCTCTTTGGCCTTTGTTTCGGTTGCTAGGGATGTTTTAAGCGTTTCGATATCCTTACCATGCTCCAGTTTTAAAGCTGTTATTTGCTCATCTGGTGCAACCTTAGCGTCCTCCAGGGCTTTAGTAACAGCCCCATCCTTAAATGTGTTGATTGCCTTGATGGCAGTCTCATCATTTTTGTGTTGGCCATTAACATCGTCCTCACCAAGTATGCCTTTTAGAAGGTTTTTACGGCCTATTTCAGCGCCATCCTTAAATCCCTCATCGGCGGCATTTTTCTTAAATGTAGTATCCTCGTCAGGTGTGCGCATAACAAGATCAGACTCAATTTCAACTGATTCACTCACCTTACCATCAACGAGAACTTTGTCGTCGTCGATATCAAATTCTTGTGTACCTACTTTGATTTTCATGATTTATCCTCCTCTTTTTCGGTGATTATTTCGATTAGCTTAGCCTTGGTTGCCTCGGAGTCATACGGGTATCCATTATCCTCGCATTTAGCTCTTAGCTCGGTTAGATTCATCCGTTTTATCGGCTTTTCCTTTGGGGATTCTTCCGTGGCTTGGCCGTCTGTTTTTTCATCTACCGGTGGATCGGCCTCTTCGGATCCGGTACCGCCTGTATCGGCTTTTACTTCATTGCCTGGTTCCTTGACCACCTCATCCTCCGTACCGCCCGCTTCCTTTTTCGTATCATCAGCAGGAGGTAATTTTTCAGCCTTCTTTGTTGTTTTCTTAGCCTTAACAGCCGGGGCATCCACATCCTCAGCCTTTACAGCACCTCCAGATAGTTGTTGTACTAAAGCACCGACCACCTTACCAGCATCCATGTTGGCAATGCGCTTTTTATCGGCTAACAGCTTACGCTTGGCTTTAGATTTTTCCGGCAATAGGGCCGTTTCTGCTTCGTTGATTATCCAGTGTTCATTGTTGGGGTGCTCATTACGCGCCTCAACATAAACCCTACTGACAACCTTGTCTTCCAATAGGAGTACTTTTTGACCATTGGTGTCAAAAGCTCCGTTCTTGCCAGGTAAGGGTACCTCAAGACGGTACTTACTGGCAATCACCATTAGTGATTCAGTTTCCATATATTGATTTGTTGATTGATTACTCGTCTAAGTGTCCTGATCCGCCTGGTGATGGTTCTGGCTCTGGGATTTCAGGCATATTATCCTCAAGGAATTTCTCCCAGTCGGTCTCAAGTTCTTCGAGTGATTTAGATTTGTCTGCCCGTTCCCAAAACTTTTCAAATAACACCTTTTTAGATGCCTCTTTGGCTCCAAAAATGATGTTTACTTGATCAATAGTTTGGTGTAAATATGGCTCAACGTTACGTTTTTTCGTAACCTTGGCCAACATAATAGGATCATTTTGGAAATTAGTCTCCAAGTATTCATCCAGTAACTTATCCAATACGGTATTATTTGCCCCATCTTTCATGGCCTCAATGTATCGCTCCATTGCTGTGTCGGCTGATTCAATAATGAACCGGCGTCCGTAGGCAAAATGATACATGTCCTCCTCTTGTGGGGCTCCAAATAACCAATTAATAACCCAATCTCCTAGTTGATTGTGGATTAACTCCACGGTATCTGACATTTTATCGAGCCTGTTTTTAACTGGCTGTATATCGATAAAGCGCCCCGTGGCCGTTTCTCTTCCGGATCCCTCACGAACTCGGTGAGTACCCCACATGGTATCCTCCATACGTTGCTCATCCTGAACCATGTCCGTGTTGTATTGCCTCCATGTTTCCAAATCAGGCTGTATAAACCCGCCCAGGTTAGGCGCTACAATTGCATCCTCCTTATCCTCTGGTAAGTCAACCTCAATAATATCGGTGACATCTTTGCGCAATATTCGCCCCTTTCCATCACATACCTCACACGTATCCTCACCTGTTTTACCCGATCCATGACAATGTCTACAAGGTTGTGAGTACCTCCAATGTAGCGGGAAACCGTGTTGAAATTTGTATATGGTTTTAATCGACTTATCCCGTGCATAATCCTCAGATAGAGGTGTTATCGAGAATAGCGGCGAATATCTTAATTCGCTACCTGTTTTGGTTCGGTCGCTTAGGATCACGCCTGGTATTTCACCAAATGGGTGCTCAAATGTTCTTTCCTCTTCCAACCTAAACGTATCCCCGCTTTGTAATATTGACCAATCCTTCTCCTGGTCTACCACTCGCCAACGCTTAAATGTCGTGGCATTGCCCTGCATAGTAACATTTTTAGGCTCAAATAAGAGCACTTTTAGCAGTTGGCCATCTGACACATAGTACCGTATATCGTGTATGGATTTGTAAGTAGGGAAAATCTTCTGATCATCAATGTATTCAAGGAATATAAGCCCGTTGGGATCGGTGTCAACCATTTCGAAATAGTTGTCCGCCAAGTACTTTTTGATGCCTTTTTGCCCCTTAAACTTGGCTAGAGTTTCAATAAACCTCTCCTTCTGCTTGGTGCTATCAACCTTAATATGTACGGATCCTCCCGATGCACTGAATATGTTATCACGTGGTTGCATAACACGCTCAAACATGTCCCTTATATCCTTTGAGTAACGCTTACGGGCAATTGATCTGGGTTGGCTTTCCAGTTGCTCAATTTTCTTAATAAGTACATTTTTGAAATCCTCCCCTAATACAAGAGCTCTAAGGAGTTTGCTGTCCTTTCTTGCTTGTACCAGCCACGGCTTAACGGTCATATTGTCCCTGATGAACTGGATTACTTCCTTCTCATCTTTAAATGGGAGATTGTGGATGTGTGGCATATACTGCCAAAATTAGGTAAAAAATTTAATACCTATAATTCTGCCAATTTATCTTGATATGCTTTTGCCGCCTCTAGTTCACAATCAAACAATCCAAGGTGATGGTTTCTGTAGTTGATTTTAATTTGAGAAGCCCATTTTTTACATAGTTTATGCCATGTAACCCCAACATATTTGCTGGTTCTATTTTTTTGATCTTTAGAATTGTTTTCCCTAACAGATATTAATTGCAAATTATCCAATCGATTATTAGATGTATCATTATCAATGTGATCAACAATTATTTTATGACCGCATGGTGTATGATTTAGAAAGGATTGTGCGACCAGTTTATGAATCCTCATTGATATTTGATTGCCGTTTAGATGTAGGGTGACGATATAATATCCCCTACTATTTTTAACCGGCTTTAATAATCTGGGCTCCTTTTTCAAGCTGAGAATACCACCAAGATTGGATACTCGATAGTGGCCTTCGTATCTGATAATGTCTCGCCAAATCTCAGTCACTATTCAGAGTATTAATATCGCTTGCCAACCCTTTGTCAATTAAGCCGAATACGTCGAAGTGCCATTCGAATAGTTTTTGAATTGATGAATAGGGCAAATGATCGATACACCACACCTTTTGAGATCCATCAGGTTTTCGGCATAAGTTGTTTTCTTCATCTAAATAAACATCTTCATGCTTCTGAAATTCTTCGAGCATTGTAATTTTGCCACTCGCATTATCAAACTCAATTTCTTTAGTAAGGTCTGACATAGGTCTGAGGATTGGTTTAAGATCGTGTGCATTCCATGTTTGGGAGTTTGAGGCACCGTCATTGGATTCGTGTGCATTCTCCCAAGAATAACCAATACTCTTATATCCGCTTTTTGTTGCCATTATAGAATCAATTGTAACAACTCCATTTTCGTCCAAATTGGAATGACTTAGTAAATATTTAGACCTCTCGCTCACTGCCTTCAATTCATACAACAAATAAGGTACAAGGTGTTTTAGTTCTAATTTTTCCATAATTTCAAGCGACTACCAAAAGGCCACACAGCTTGGACGCTTTGACGTAGCCTAATGGTAATCTAAATTTCGTTTGTGAGTTGCGTCCAAGCATGAGACAAATATACTAAATAATCAAACGCAAAGCACCATACCTGATAGCATCAGGAAGATCAGACCAGTTATGATCGGGCACACCAGCTTTTGAGTCTTTCCATACGTAGTTACGCAATGCTTTTTTGATGTTTTTGCTCTTTGGATGTACAATAAATGTGTAGCCTTGGAGGGTTTTTATACCCGTTGCAACCTCCTTTTTTTTAACTGGCTTAATGTTTAGGCCGGCCAGCCATTTGCCATCTGTGCCATACGTGCCCACCCTGAAATCCTTTATGATACGCCGTGAGGCCGAATCGCCAATAATTAGGTCAACAGTGCCGACTCTGTCGTGCAATATTTCCATTAGTTGCGCGGTTCCTGTATTATTTTTAAAATACTTTTCCTCAACGTATATTAGCATGTTCTTTCTGTCCACGGCGATCTTAACCAATGCGTCCGGATCGTTACTACCAAAGTCGATCCCATGTACGTATGATAGTGACTCATCAAACTCACCAACTTTCCAATCCTCATAAATAACCCCCTCAGCTGCGTCTAGCCAACCTCCAAGTATGACGTTTTTGTACCACCTGTGCTCCTTTTTGATTTTATGACGTAGGCTATCGCGCTGATCTTTGGGTGTTTCGCGGTAGATGTTATACGATATCTCGGCCTTTTTGATTTTGTTGTACACCGAATCAGGGATATACTCACGTGGGCAATCTTTGTATGTGGTGTGTATGTACATGGTGCTCCCCTTAATGCCGTTCCATCCCTCCTCAACCTCAGCCTCTTCAAAGAACTCCTTATACACCCAATGCTCTCTGACGGCTGGATTCATGATGATTACGTTGAGATTTTGTACATCTGTAGCCCGTATTGACAGCATAATTTTCTCCCAATCCTCAAAGCTGGGCATCTCCTCGGCCTCATCCAGGATAAAGCAGCTGAAATCTTTAAGGGATTTGAGGTTGGCCGTCATGTTGCCTTGTGAGGTTTTAATGCCCTTAAATATGATTTTGGACTTATTTCGCCTACCCAGGATGCGCTCTTTGGTCTGGTCAAATTCTCCAGAACAGTTAAGCATACCGATCTTTTCGGTAAACTCAGGTATAATTGAATCTCCAGCCGATACCATGGTGTACCGGGTAAATAGGATCCTGTGGTTGAAATCCTTAGCCCATACACAGCTTGCCGTGGCTACGGCGAATGATTTAACGCTGTAACGGCCTCCAGTAATGACAATTGTGTTAACGCCGGCCAATGCTTTCCAGTAAGCGCACTCGGCTTTTGAGTATATGTCGGTAAATTTGGGGCTGTTTATCGTGTCCCTAGCATGAGGGATTTGGAATAAGGGCTCGTATTTATTGGATAACTGTAGCAATGTTATTCAGGGTGAGCCAATTTGAGGGTTTCATTTGTCATTTTTCTAACACAGTTATTACAGATACCGGTTTTTACCCATACATGGTCAATAAGCTCCATTTGGCATGTACAACTGTCAAGCGCAATCTCAGCGAGTACCTTAGCCCTCGGCTTTCGGTTGCTCTTGTGGATTCCCTTTCTTTTCATTTTTCCTAATTGTCTTGAAATGCCCGGTAAACACATTTTTGGTGTTATCAACCATCTGTTTGATGTATATGAGTGGAACGGTTTTATACCCGTTTTCATTGGGCGCCCTAACCCCAGTAAGATAAATTTCCTCAATTGTGTTGTTGTAATTATGAAAGAAATCATTAAGGTAAACTGGGACATCCTTTTGGTCAATGTCAAATTTGGCCTTACTCACAATCTTTCTGAATGCATTGAAAGGCAAACTCCTTGCATCAAACTCACGCGCAACCCTTTCTGATGTACGGTATATCATGTCCAATTTACCTAATATTGTTTTCCTTGCTACCCGGAGATTACGTCTATTGCTCATACTTTTTGAATTTTTCCAGTTGGTCTTTTAGTATATCCCGCTGTTCTTCAAGTGCTAAGATACGCTCCTTTTGCGCGTCGATTAGCATTTGCTTGGTATCCTGTACCTCTTTGGCTTTACGAGCTCGCCTATTCTTTAGAAATCTCATCTTTTGGTGCTGGTTGTACAACATCCCCAAAGTGTTTCCTGAACGACTTGAGGGCTGATTTCATGTTTAATTTACTTATATAAGTGCAGTTGTCCCGTGTCTGGAGCCTCTTTTTAATACCCTCCTTTTTACCATCACGGGCAGCTTTAAAGCCAACTGTTTCCGTGATGATTTCTGGGTAAAGCCTGCGAACAAGCATGTCCTAGTAATCGAGCTCAAATATGCTATGGCCTTTGTGAGGCTTAATTGTGCCGATCTTGCGTACACCGGTTTCTTGGTTTTTCTTCTCCTTAACCGATTGTTCAGTTTTGGCCTTGGGTTTGTGGTGGTCTAATTCCATTATTATTATCGATTTGCAAATTCATGTAGATGCTTAAGCTCAATCATTTTAAATGTTATACTAAGCATTTTAGCGTCAATCATTAAAAAACTATACCCGACATCCCAACCATCATCAAATACATCCTCTTGGGTTATTTTGTTTGGCGATCCAATGTTGGTGTTTAATATGCCCTGTTTACACCTAGTCATAGCCTTTTACCGTCCTCATCATAATCAGTGTGGTTATCATGATCCAATGCAACCCAATCAATTGAGCTGTCTGGTTTATTATCACCCGATATTAAGGTAACTGATGTAAAGTCATGTATCCCTATAGGTGTGCCGTTAGAGGTGCCGTGGTGTATGTTTTGTTTCCAATCGTATGTACAGACGCGGATGCCTGGGTTGTTTTTCTGGATGGCCTGTAATCCTGCAATTAAGTCCTCAATTATCATCGTTTAAAACTAAGTTTAACAAATGGTGTCCATCTCCATCCGAACAAATAAATCCGTTTGTAAATTCTACGAGGTTTCCCGCCCTTACAATGGCGACTCCATTTTTCAAAATTTAAAACTATCATCTCTTATTCTTTGGTTTACGTGCGTTGATTTGGGCTCACACCCCTCGCCTGACGGGCTACTATAATAGTCCTCATCCAATATTTCGGCGAATCCTAACTCTCCCGCCTTACCTTCTCCCCAATATTTTACTGGTTTTTTAAGCTGATCCTCGTTAAGCGTGCCAAGGAATTTTTGTAAATCGCTCAGATTTTTGATTTGCATTTTGATTGATGTTTGACGTTAATACTGTGTACGAAGAATGTCCCCTGAATATAGGGTGTCAATCGTCGTCGTGATCAAAGGTACTAAAAACGATTGAAATGGGCTCACCGCTATTTCCGCCAACTTCGACTTTTTTATCATCCCTAAGCCCTAAATCACGCGCAATTATGTTGGCATTAAAGAATCCAGCTGCAGCTCCTTCGAACTTTTGATTGCGTATTATCGCCTGCACATGTGTAATGACTTCAACAAAGCCTTTATCGTTTTTATAGTTATCAAAGGTGGTCGTACTTATGCCTAAAAACACACATAAGCCTGCCTCAGTGAACGGTCTCATTTTTGGGACATCTATCAGTCTGGCAGTTTTTTGATGCAATACAGCCTCCATCATGGGGTTTTTGATACACCATTGGAAATAGCTATTTGCTCCGTCTTTTAGTTTTTCTGGAGTGTACTTTTTATCCCGCCCGTCTTTCTTTCGGATTTTGTAAAATTCGTTTCCTTTGGGTGCTGGCATTATGCTTTTATTACCTCATCATGCTCTCGTACAATTTGGACTGCTGTTTTGATGTGTCCAAAGAACCTTTTAATTAATGACGGCTTTTTTCTTTTGAAAGTATACATCGTGGATTGAACGGTTAGTTTTGGCTGAAAATTGGAGTGGTTGTTTTTGGTGTTGACAATTTCCCATCCTTCTTCGCCCATTTCATTGAGCCATTTTTTAATCCTTGGTGGTGTCGATGTTCCTTGGACACTTGTTGTCACAACGTGATATTCAAATTTTCTCATTTGCCCGTTTTACTGCCCGTAAGGGCGAAAATTTTTATTTTGGATCGCGGCTATGGATCTCCCATGATATCGTCGCGCATCAAATCCATTTCCTCCTGTGTAGGCTCTTCAACCCTCGGCTTAACAGCAATGCTAACGCTTTCGTGGCCTACAGCATACGAGCTGGTCACTAGCTTAACGATTGCACCTATAAGGACGGATGGTATTGTGATAGGCGAGCTACAAATCAGGACTATGATGCTCGCGGAAATTGTTAATACTCTCCTCATGTTTACAAATGTACGAAATGCTTGGGATCAACAAATCTAAGCGATGCAAAGTATGTGTCGATGTCTTCCTCTGTGCAATCCATTTCAAGGGTGACAATGGCCTTTTCCTTGCCTTTTATGGTTTCAATGTTCCGGATCGGTTTGCCGAATTTGTGAATGTAGCCAGCTTTCTCGGCGTGAATAAACCCTATACCGGGAATACCGGCCATATTGGCCACAAATTCGCCGTTGATGATTTGCTTTTCGGGTGTGATGCACCAATGCCCACCCTTGATAAGGTCGTTTGCATCATGGACATGCTTTTTTGCATGTTGAACCAGATCAAAACATTCTTCAGACTCACATCTTTTTAGGGTGATGTCGTCCTTTTGGGGTTTGCGTGCTTTTTGTTTTTTTGCCATATCGCAAATATATAACATTTTGGGGTGTGGTGGCCCTCGCGTTGGTGTGTGGATGTAGGGGTGGGTGGTCGGGGGAATGGAGTGTATAGATGTGTGGCTATTTTTCATAATATCGTTATTGGCTCTTCAGACAATAACACGTATTATGTTACTTAGCTTTGGTTTGCGCCAGGAGTGTGGTGGGTGTGGAAAATGAAAACATCCTCATAATTCGTCGCGTCACGACAGGGCGCATGTAAGGATTAGGAGGTGTTTTTATTGAGGATTTATTATCTGGCAATCTTCCAAGTAAACTGAATATCCGGCCATGCCTGTTGCTCCATAATCAACACCCCCCTGGACGATTGTAGTTTGATTTATTTCTAACTCTGATAGTTGAGATTCGTCTTTGAAATATGCTCTAATTCTAACTGTTTGGGGCACGTATCCATCCGCAAAAAGGTGATACTGCCAATAGATATTAGCCTCCATATTAGTGCTCGCTACCGATATGTCCGTTACAACAAAGTCGTGTATTCTAACTGTGGATCCTATCAATTTTTTTACTCTTGATTCAAACTTAATAGGGTTGTAGTCGTTTTCTTTTTCAACGATTTCATCAAGTATCACAAACAGTGAATCGGTATATTTTTTATATACGATGGCTTCGGCCTCTTCTCGAGAAATCGTCTCTTCACTTGTTTCTTCATTTGACGGGGGGTCGGCTTGTGTTTCGGCGCCACACGAATAGAGTATGAGCGCTATAAACAACGCTAAGGGGATGTTTTTCATAACCTCTGATTATCCATTTGCTCAGATGGTCATAAAAAAAGAAAGCGTGGAGCAGACCTCATGTGTGGCCTAGCTCGCTAGAGACTATGTAACAATGAGACACTCCACGCCCAAAGGCGTTCGTGAATCTTGTTACTTTGTTTAGACTAGCGATTTCGACCACAAAGAGGCACGATTCCATAAATGAAGTGCTCAATTTACACAATTCTAAATTAAATAAATTAGGTGAAAACACCTACATGTAACTGCCTGAAACTGTTGAATTTAGAATGATTCTAGTTTACATAACACCCGATATAGGCGTTTGTGAGTAGTTGGTATATTGGGAGGATGAAGGAGTGGAGGTTTGAGTTTTCAAAGTTTATTGCAGCAGAAGTTAATGATAGATCGATAAAACAAATTGAATCTCACTTTGCGTTTATACGACAGCTATTGACGGTTTGTATTGCCGGAATTGGATTCATGTCTGTGTTGATTAGGGAAGAGGGAATACCAGATTCAGAGATAAAGCTTATTCGATTCATAATAATTTCACTATCACTATGTACCCTAAGCTGTTTAATTTTGCTATTCGGTCAAAAGTATATTTATGGTCAGCAGATTGAAGCTCTGAAGAAATATAAACGTGAAGTACTCGATGCAGGAAGCCAAGACGGAAAGAGTATCGACGTACCAGTCGATAAATTCTTCGTTGCAACCGAGAAAGCTTGTTACTTGTTATTCTGTATGGCTCTTTTTGTCCTGATTTGGTACTCGGCAACACCAGGGGCTTGACATCTTCCAAAGATTCCCACTCAATTTGCAGTTTTGATTAACCTATAACAGATAGCTTGCGTAGGAGTGTGGCTGGCTGTGGGGCTATTTAACATAAAATTACGTTATAGGTGTGGGCCACCGTTGCAGGTAGGTATTAAGCCGTAGACTATAACAGTATTTTATGTCTACTTAGCTTGGCCTGTGAAAACAAAGATAATCAAATAATAATTCATGAGCGTAGCGAATACCGATCAATCCGTAAGAGATTAACGACAGGATTGATTTAATATCCGTTGAACCCCTTTGTGAAACAGCCGATGTTCTACAATGATATCAATTGCTGAGGTAATACACCATGGGTATCGATGGTTGAGGTTTATACGATTTTCCTTGTATAAATGCAGAAAATTTCGTATATTATACTATGTGGAGTTAGTACGGGTTAGTGAAGCTGTCATGTCGCCGGTTGCTCCGTTGTCAAAATACAGGATCCGCATAAAATTCGGCCTATAGTTGCTTTCAAATCTAGAGTTTGGGATGGTTAGGTTTTTTGCTCTGGCATTATAGGTTTTTCCCCTGTCTGGGCCTGGTATTGGCTCAACCCCATCTGGCGATTCCTCAATGGTAAAGCGCGGATCCCCATCTGTGCCATCTCTCTCAACGTCCACAATCCACGGCTGATCGTATTCAGTCATGTCCATCCAATCGGAGACAAAAGTAGCGGCTGCCGTAAATGTGCCGTCAATCTTTACGCCTGCTACTGTAAAAAATGATAATCCTGGTTTTCTGCCTGCCATAGTTAATAATTTGCTATTATGTAATCTTCAATGAAATCTGCTATTGCGTCTTGCATGATTTGAGTATAAATTCCTGCTAATCCGAGCTTTATGTTTGCGCTTTGGGCTGTAAGCCAGCTTCCGCGATAAATCTCATCGAAAACATACTGAATATGTAATTCAAGATCAAAGACCTGATCATGAGTATAGGTTTCATCTAAGATTTTTAACATTAAGTCAACCCGAAAACCGTTGTAATAATCAACTCCGTCAAGTCGTCTCAAATTATACTGAGTGACATACAACGGCTTTAGCTCTGCCTCGTTTGTGATTTCAGTATAGCCCGTTGGGGCATCCGCGGCATATTCAACAGCATACCCAAGTGGGTCATCTTCTAAATAAAACTTTCTAGCCATATTATTGTGGTGCTGAAATTATTCGCCATCTAAGCGAGGTTGTATCATAGGTGATTTTGTCATTCGAATTTCTTTTGTACTGATATTCTGCATTGTCAGGGCAAAGAACTCGATTTATCGCGACCGATCCCCCATCATTGTGGGGTATTTTAAGTGTGCCTGAACCGTCTGCGTTTAATAGGGTTATTTCCTTGGGAAAGGGAGGCGATGGGGGCACAAAGCCGGTAAATGTTCTATCGCTACCGCCAAGATCAAAACGAGCTTGATTTATGGTGTTAACATCGTCGAAGGCAAAATCATCCTCATCTCCGGTTATGGTGTGATTCTCTTGAACTGGAACTACATTTGATACCAGATTACTAACTTGTACATAAACAAACAACTGATTTACACTATCCCAAATAGGGACTTGATCGGGGCCAACGGGAGAAATTTTCTCATTAATACCAACTTGACCGATATTTCCGAAAAGCCCCTCAATCATTAGTTAAAATTGTGATATTCAATCCCGTTTATTGTCATTGTGATGTCTGTTGCGTTTTGTGCTTGTGCGCTAATGCCTCCTGCTTTTCCATCAAGGTAAAACTCCTCAAGTTGTATTACTCTGGATGAGTTTTTGTCAACCTTAACCTCGTGAAATAATATTTTAGCGTTTGTTTTGAGTACCCCTGTTTGATCAACCCAAAGACTAAACCAAGCCGGAGATGATCCTGTGTTGGCCACAACAATTGTGGTGATTTTGGTGATTACGTCACTTAAGGGGTTGTAAACTGTGATCGCGCTGGATGGGGTTATCCTTTGATCTAGTTCGCCAATGAAATTTGGAATTAAACCAAACGGGATGTCCAAATTTGAGTACATGAGTCAAAAGTACAAAATTTGTAACTTGCGAAAAACTGATCTATATGAAGGCCTTTTTAACTAGGACAGTAAAAGACGAAAAGCAAACTCTTGGGCAGCTTGATGTTTGTGATGAAATAGGAAACGCTGTGTTTAGCTGTTTTACACTTGAGCTCCCAGACCTAAATAATGATGGTATTGTGGGAAATGAGGTTCGAAAGTCTTGTATTCCATTGGGTATTTATCCAGTTAAATCCCATTACAGCCCGAAATTTAAGATTTGTTTTTGGATCAAAATGGTTCCTGGCAGATCGGCTGTTCTCATTCATCCCGGTAATTATTATTACCATACTCTTGGTTGTATTTTGGTTGGGACTGATCAAAAAGATATGAATAAGGACGGTTTAATCGATAATGTCTCGAGCAAAAAGGCAATGACGGCACTACTTAATTATGATATTGATGAGATTGAAGTAATTGAAAGGGCGTGAATATAACCAAAAAGGATATCATAGTTCTCTGCATTGCTTATTTTTTGGGTTGTATCATGGGCGGCTTTGGCGTTTGGTTGTTTTGAATTAGAATAGTGTTTTTTGCGCTGTTACTTGATCAAAACGCTTTACTCCTGTGTTAAAATACTCTTCATCTAGTTCAATAATATCCAGACTGAATTTAAGATTATGTGCCGCAATCGCATGACTCATCGATCCCCCATGAGTGTCTAAAACCTTATCCCCCTCTTTTGCATATGTAATTAAAAGCCATTCATAAAGTTCAATTGGCTTTTGTGTGGGGTGTATTGTGTCTTTTTTCAAAAAGCCGGCATACCTTTTCCGAAATAATCTTGAAGGACAATCAAAACTACTCCAACAAAACTCGGTAGCAGAAAAATTATTACAATGATCTTGATATTTGTCCCATATTGCAAAACCACGTGTCGGGGGTAAATTGAAATAATTTCCGCCCCAAATGAGTTGATTTTCAGAAACCATAAATAATTTTTTAAAATATTGATCACACGGAATAAAATCCCATTCAATAGATTTTCCTTCAGTTTTTATATCAGACAATAATCCACCGCCCAAAGCAATTTTATCTCCTAAACCATATGGCGGGTCGCAAATAGACAATGAATATTTCGGACAATCTTTCATCCAATCCATACAGTCACCATGAATGAATCTAATGGTGTGGGTTTCAAACTCACGTATTTCAATCCTCATCCTGGCATTTTATCATTAGGTAATATTCTGGGCTCAATCCTTGTATTTTCCTCATGTGCCAATCAATGCGCAAGTCGTGTATTTCCTGCTCATCCTCTAGTGTGTCGGTGCCAATATCGCTATTGAGGCTTGACATACATTTCAGGTGAAAATTAATCTCAATCATTATTTCAGCATTAATGAACGGCTTGAGCTCACATTGAACAAAAAGTTGCCGCAACCAGAACTGATTATTATATTTGTAAGAGGCTTTAGCCTTTTGAACGGCATTATGGAATTTAAGTGAGTGTTTTTTGTTCCTTGGTCGATATATCTTCTTTTTCGGTCTACCCATTAATTAAGTTTCCAGCAATGTTCTTTTGCGCCATAATATCCTTCAACCATTTTATTGGTTTTGGCAAGTAAACCCCTAGATGTCAGTGTTGTAATTGCTCTTCGTATTGAAACAATCGGGGTCGAATCATCAAATATCTCTTTATGTATATGAGATGGGCTAAACAAATCGCCTGGGCTGTTCTTGAAATACATGAATATTTTTTCGTTTTGACTTTTGGCTGCAGCAATTGCAAGCCTTAAGTCGCGTCCAGACAAGCGAGTTGTGTTAAAATACATTTTGGTTTGTGACATAGTTTTGGTTTATATTTTACTTAACCATTGATCATAAATTCTTGTTGCAATTTGAGCCGTCATAACTGGTGGCACGCTCATTCCAATTAAATATTGAGGATTATTAAATTTCAAATGATTGTAATCGAGTGGATAAGATCCAATCAATGAGGTTGTTTTTTCATCAATTAAAGTATTCTCATCTAGCCAATATCTGTTTATGTCGGTCGCAATTGTGTTGCTCGCTCTATTTAAGTCGAGCATCACATCACCAAAACGATCTTCTGAATAATTCTGAGTGGATTTCTTTTGTTTTCCGGATGCAAATTCTTTTATTGGTATTTCTGGTTCATTAAAGTACAAGTCGAGTTTAGGCACATTTTGAAACATGTCTACTTGCTCCATAAATTGATGTGATAAGTCCTTTCTAATGGCTATGAAAAACACTCGCTCGCGTCTTTGTGGCACCCCCATTGTGCTAGAATCTAAAAGATAGGGTCTAACTCTTAAAACATATCCGGCATCATTAAATGCGGTGTAAATACGTCTGACATAGCTTTTCGCTTCACCCATCATTAGTCCTTTTACGTTTTCAACAACAACAACTTTAGGTTGTAATCGTTTTGCTAGGTCTATGAAATCAAAAAACAGCGTATCCAAAATCTGGTCGGCTTGTCCCTCTCTAAATTTCTTTTCTTTACCCCAATCTTTCTCTCTATTTCCAGCCATTGAAAACGATGAGCATGGTGGAGATCCATCCAGAATATCCAAATTAAATAGCTCTTTCGGTATATTCTGACGATTTTTAAATGCTTGTATACCTTCTAGAAATAAAAATCTTGGTTTATTGTTAACTCTGTAAGTCTCAATCATTTTGGGATCAATCTCATTACACCCAATTACATCAAATCCAGCTAATTTATACCCCATTGTAGAGCCGCCACCACAAGCAAAACAACTGAATACAGACCCTTTGTCTTTGGTAAATATTGCATCTTTTAATGTCCATTTATATGGGAATTTGTGGATCATTCGTTTTGGTTTAATAATTCATCCCATTTTGTTTTCCAATCATCAAATGCGAGCCCCGTCCATGGGTTTTCTGCTTCAATAGCACTCGTGAAAAAGTGGCCGTTTTTAACTAAAAGTTTCGTGTGTTCAATAATCTCATTTTGTTGTTGGATTTCTCGAATTAACTTTTTTTGGTTTTCAGGTGAATTACTAATAATGTTATTAATCAGTCTGTCCTTCCATTTTGTTTCTTCAGATGCAAAGTCGGTTAAAACATCACTTACCCAAATTACTGTTGGTTTTTTCCCGAAATTATGGACTTTGTGATATAATATTTGATCAACTTTTTTGTGACTTTTCAAGTATTCTTTTGCTCTACTGGTATCGCTCATTTTTCAATAGTTTTAAGGTTGTATGTTTTAATATCGGCTAGGCTCGCAAACCTTTCTCGGCCTCCATCATCGTGTACTTTTCCAAACTGATTTGACCATTTACCTTTGAAGTTTGGCAGACCCACCATTTCATCCCAGGTGTAATACTTGGCGGATCCGCTTTTACCGATCTCCATATCGTGTTTGAACCGGTCAAAAAACTTTATCCCATCCTTATCCGGCCTGCGTGCTTTTAAAAGTGAAAGGAAATTACCTTGGTCTTTCCAGAACGAATCCGTCAAAGCCCATTGAATTACCGAACAAATTGTTGAAAAACCGTGACCATCTAATCTGTTGAGTTTGTCGATTTCAGATTTCCATCGAATAATTTTGATGTTATCCTTTGGTTTATATTCATCTTCGAAAAAATCAATTAAAAAAGTGTATGTCGTTTCGACGTTAGGCGAAAACGCTTCAACCTCACTTTCTTCTTCCTTCTTTTCATTATTAAGATTCTTAGATTCTTTAGTTGTTGCCCTTTGCGTGCCCTCATCTTGCCCTTCATCTACCCCTTCGCTTGCCCTTTTTGGTGGCTGACTTTGCAGCTTATCCCATTTACAAAGGGTTATCGCTTGCCCTTCGTGTGCCCTCTTACGAGCGATTTCTCCAGACTTTTCTAATTTATTTAGAGCTAGTCTTACTTGTTTTACAGTTAAACCCGTCTCAGACGCCAGCTTTCCAAACGATGTAACCCTTGTGCCTGCATGGATAAGCAAACCTTTCCATTTCTTATCCTCATAATTAACCGTTAATAATAAATGAATAAGCAACCTAGTTGCTGGTATATCATCATACCACTCCCAATCCTTTAAACTCCTATGTAATTTTATCCACCCAGACATTATCTATAATCAATTATTTTTGTACCCTTCCATGAATTACAGCTTTTACATAGAGTCTGAAGATTGAATAATTTATTTTCTCCACCTTTATTAATCGGAACAATATGGTCAACCGTTAATTTTTTATTAGATCCACATTTTAAACATTTATTACCGTCTCTCTTAAAAATAAAACCTCTTATAATTTTCCGGCCGATAAATTTTTGTGCAATTCTTCGGGGTTCATAATCTATGTATCGTCGGTATTCATCGTGACGCCTTTTACCAAGCCTAATTATACTTAAAATTGCTTGCCTTTCATCAACAGTAATAGCGTGATTATTTCGTAAAAAACTAATCAAAACAAATAACCTGTTTACTTCATCAGGTTTTAAAAAGCATGCGGGGTAACCCTCAGCAAATCTCCACTTCATATCAATCAGCTGATCCCATGCGTTTTCGATTTGCTCGTTTGTTGCCATAATAAAAAAGACCCTTTAGAGTTTGGGTCTGCATTCCCTCCCCCTAAAAGGCCTTAAATATTGTCGAGTGTTATCCCAAAGATGCAGAACAGATAACCGACAATAAATTTACTAAAGATTTTGCTTTACCTCCAACCTTAAATACTCCAAGTTTTCAACAATATACGCCCTCACTTGTGAATTACATTTATTGTTTTCATAGAGCCAAACTAAATAGCCAGCAGGAACGTCCTGCATTTCGCGCCCTTTGTGCTTTCCAAAAGGCATTCTGTCTGTGTCATTCATAGGATTAGTTTAGTTTTTCGTCTGATTTCATTACTCGAACACCAAGAATTTTAATGTTTTTAGCATTTTTTATGTGGTGTTTCCCAATTCCCATGTGTTCGTATGATTCCTCAACCGCCTTATCACTCACTATTATTAAATTTTCTGGGATTTCGCCAAAAGCATCATTTAAAAGATGTTGCAAGAGGTTGATATCGTAAATTGTTTCGATTTTCATGAGTTGAAGTTTAAACATTCCCGCCGTATTCGCTCCAATTCAAGAGCATGGTTTTGAAAACGAGCCAAAATGTCGGTTTTTTCCGTGTCCTGGTGAATTAATTTATCGGCTAATTCTGACGTAAGCCAATTGACATATGTGTGTTTGACTTTTTTCATATTAATCTCCGTAATAATTCTCTCTTTCGATAATCTTAAAAGATTGATATCCGAAAGGTAATTCTAGGCCACTTGATTGGCGCAACTGTATTTTACACTTTGCTATAATAAATTCATTTTCATCATTAGAATCGCAATAAACAATCTCTTGTCCTGAGTATGTAGCTATCTGATAGTCAACTATACATTTTTGTCTTTGTTCGTCCATGTCAATTTTTTAAGGTGTATAAAACGCTTGAAATCGTACTAAATCAGGATATTCAGGCGAGCGAATCAAACCATCTCCTTTGCCGGCCAAACTTTCAGCGCCAGCCTCATCCAAAACAACACGGCTGTCGGTTTCTTTTGGTACTCTAAAGCAAACTTGCACAGGGAAATTCACCTTTGCATCGCCAGTTATAACCTTAACAGATGCCCTTTGAGTAGCCGAAATAATCCTAAACCCAGACGAGCGCCCTTTTTGTAGTAATATTTTAAGGTTTTCCTCCAGGGATTTCTTAACCTCAATCAACTCACGTTTGGTTTTTGGTCGCCCACCTTTATACTCACCAACCTGAACCATCTCATATACATTCAAATCGTGCCCACTCCTGGCTCCAGAAACAGCATCAGCAAACTCATCAAACACAATCAATGTGGTGCGTTTTTTACCTGATTTTACCAAGGCATTCATCTCCTTAACCTGAAACTCCATCTCCTCCTCAATATCAATTATCTCATTGAAAACCTTAGTGTTTCCTGTGCCGGCATAATCCAAAAACTCATACTTTGGATCGAGCACCACAATATCATCCACCCCGGCCAGCTTGGCGTATTCAATGGTGGATTTAATACACACTGATTTCCCGCTACCGGTTGCGCCACATATAAGCATGTGTGGTGTCGAGTGGTTTTTCAAGTCCCAGGTAACAGTATTACCATAGTTGTCCACTCCAATAGGTATTTTGTAGCCGTCCGAGTAGCTCGCATCAAACAGCAAGTCCTTTTCACGCTGTTTAGAAAACTCAATTCCAATGTAAGATTTGCCATCATGCAAGACCAAATCCTTTGTAATCCGGACATTTGATACATCCAAAGCGTTGGCAATATCGAGCCGGTGCTTATGGATTGAGTTTATTTTCACCCCCGCGGAAATCTCCAGGAGGTAGGTGTTGCTCGAATACCCATCAAATTTATGGGCAACACGGACAATTATAGCAAACGTCCTGAGCACGTGTTCAATTTTTTGTTCTGGTGTCATGTTTTTATTACTTAGATCGTATTGAATAAACTCGGAGGCGCTCTCCTTAAAGTTTTTGATTATTACAGGATTAACAATTGAAATGGACGCGTCCCTTATTTTTTTCAACCGCTTAGCCACAAGTTTCTTTTTACTATCGGCCACGTTGAACTCCTCAACCTCAGCAATCATGGTTTTAGCCCAGAAATCATATATCTCAGCCTTATCGATAAAGTTGTCGCTGTCATTTATCATGTAAACATAGTCCGGATCCTGGACGGCTGATATCATTCGCCTGAGTGGCTCATACAGTATAGCTTCATATAGCTTACGCACATCCTTATCAACATCAATTTTGAAGGCGTTAAGTTGTGGTGATTTGTCTCGGTTTTGGCTGTACTTGTTCTCAACAAACCACACAGCATCAACCTTTGTACCCGTCTTTTTTTCGTAACACATAACATACGTCATGGCCTGGGTGCCTATTGAAAACTTCAATTCCTGTTCGTTTGAGAATGAAACCCTCGATTTATGGTCAATCACAACCACCTTTCCGGAGTGTAATCGTACAACCAAATCAATGTAACAATGGCACGGCATCGGTATATCAACACCATTTACCGTTAGAAACTCCTCGCAACGAACCTCAACATCTAGTATCTCAGCAACATCGTCGGCGTATGTATCAACCTCGGATACAAAGTTTTTAAGCAAACTGGCAACGGTTTTAGTAGCTTTAATTTTGCAATCCTCAACGGTCGGTGTGGTTTTCTGTATTTTCCATACAAATGCCGGCACCTCATCCAGGTAATTAAATCCCATTATCTCCAGTGTTGCCAAATCCAACATCTCACCATCCTTAAATGATTCAAAGAATTGGCTTAATGCAAAGTGGTAGGCTTGCCCAGCGATAGTTGTGGACGAGCGTTTGGTTTTGTGGCCGTAAATGTACAGCATCTCAAACCCCTTTTCATTTCGGGAAAATTGCGATACTTTGGAGTACGACCAGGAGTCAACCAGAAAGCCCTCGTAAAGCTCCTCCAGCTGCTCCTCGCTATATTTATCATATACACTCATGGCATCTCCATTGTTTGCTGACCACCTTTGCCGTTTCCTTTTGAGGCTCTTTTCTTAATGGTTGCTTTTTTCTGTTCAACCACCTCAACAGCAGGCACATCCTCAACCGTACCAATATCAACAACCTCCTCCTGCGTCATTAAACCCATAGAAAACTCTGGGGCAAATTGTCGCACTAAAAATGCTGCAGCGCGGTATCGTCTCATAAGTTCAGGCATTGTTTTCCATTTACTGCCATTCTTAGCAAGCCATCCCTCGCCTTTTGCTGTATTCATACTAACCCAAACACCCCTTAAATCCTCTCCTGTTGCCAAGTCTTTACAAATAGCACGCGTCCTACCGCCCTCTTTCTTATCCTCCTCATACCGGATGGATGAAAACTTGCCCGATGCGTTAAATGTGGCTATTAAGAACTGTGAGCCCCAAGCAGGCCGTCCATTTATTATGTACATGTTTTGCATCACCATAAGCGGAGATGCGCCGATACGCCTAGCCATTTCAAGCGCAATCATACAGTTTTCAACCTTTCCTTGGAATGTGGTTGGAACTAATGGAGATTTTGCTAACATTTGGCAAACACGCTGGGCGTGCTCAAATGCTTCAGCCTCAAGGAATATCGATCCCTTGTCGCTTGATACTTCTTTTAATTCATTTTTTTCTGACATTTTATTGTGTTTTAATTAAAGATTTTTTCGGTTATTATTTGCTCAACCAAGCCCCAATGCTGATCATCGGTGAAGTCAACCTCATCGCCATCGAAACCATATACTGTTTCAATTTCGATTTGTGGCGCATCATGAAAAACCTCACGATCTGGAAGGCCGGCATCAGGATCCCCATCCCAATATGAGTTCTCGAATTTCACATCAACTAGGACGTTTTTTGTTTCCTGGCCATTGGGAATGTAGAAGTTAATTGGTTCTGTTGAGTTGCTTTCGCGGTTAACATATCCCTCCATTTGGAGTGAGGGATTTCTAAAGAAATCAAGTAGATTCATTGTAATAGTTTTGGTTTTTAAATGTACAAAATCCCTAGTAAATTAGGGCGATTAAATGCTAAAAATCAGCAGTAGTTGTAAAGGTTCTTTCTTTTATTTTGTCCTGTTCCGGATCATTTTTTAACCCCTCGGCCAATTTTTTACTAAAGGCATTGGATGCGTTGGTGATTTCACGCAAAGCAGACAATCGAGTATAGACACTGCCCCCACGTGAAGTAAAATCATAACCCTTTACCCTACAAGACTTAATGCCCCCATGCACGCCAAAATCGTAACAATCCAATATTTGACCTTTTTCTGGATGAGAAATAACACTATGTCCATCATATCTTGAGTCTCCAACAAAAATCATCTTTTTCATAATCAGTTTTTTAACGGTTCAACTTTTTTCAAATGGTCACCACTAAAGCCCATCCGGATTCCATCCCTGCCAACCTCATACCCCTTTAAAAAGTAGAGGGTTCCTGAATGTACTTCAACCAATCCAATAATAACACAGACCTCAGTGTGCAACTTTGGGCAAATGAAATCATCGTCCATCATGCTATTATCTGTAACAACAACCCTATCCCCGACTTTCATGTTTTCAAAGTGTTAATGTTAAACGCCAATCCTTTGTCAATTAATCCGAATAAATCAAAGTGGAGTTCTAAAAGGCGTTCTATTTTCCAATAAGACAATTTTTCGTATCGACCCTTTTTTAAATAATGCTCATTGTCCCGCTGGTCGTTGTTAGATGTTGATATATATTCCAACGGAATTACTGAGTCTAGGTTTAAGAATTTAAAATCAACCGCTTTCGTAAGGTCTGATAGAGGTCTTACGATTGGCTTGCAATTTCCTTTATCTATGAAATGAAACAACGGTAATTCGTAAGTATCATATTGAATTTCATGAATCCGAAGATTAAGAGTCCAAATAATTGTATCATCAGGGTAGCATCCTTTCAGCCCATAAGAAGCATAAGGCAAAACGTGGTTTAGTTCTAGTTTCATTTTCTTCTGCCCCATTTAAACCCAGCCAATCTGAGTGCTATTATTAGCTTTCTCATGATTGGCGTTTTTTGGTGTCTTCTTTGATGAGATGTTGAACGTAAGCTGAAAATGATCTATCATCATCTTTAGCTTTTTTCTGACCTTGATCTTTTACATCAGAATCCATTGTTAATGTTACCGGTATTTTACTCATAATTTATAGTTTAAACTGTTATTGTTTCTTTTGGCATTGGTTAGGTTAATTTATAAGACTTGATTTGTAGGGGTAATAATATTTATTGGGGCTTAATTTTGAATTTTCCTTATTAGCATTTTCTTTTGCATCTTTATGTGAATTAGCATAAATATCAAGGCTTGTATTATAACCCCATCTACTCTCTGCCCAAACTCTATATTTTTTCATCTCTCTTGGTTTTGGGTTAGCCAAACAATTGACCAACCAGCCGTTAAGCATCCTATTCCAATTATAATATAAATCATATCTCGTTCGATTCTTTAAGTTTACTCATTACGAAAATCTTATCGATTCGGCTCAGTTCGTGGCTTGATTCTATAATATCACCATTTTTAACCTTAACAGTTACTAGTTCGGCAACCTCTTCAAATGTTGGCAAGTCTTTTGGGCCTCCGAACTCTTTACTTCTAAATTCTTTGCCTGAAAAGTTGATGTGTACTTGATGTTCTGTTGAAGTTTCCATGTCTTATTGTTTCGTTCTATATTGTAAACATACATATAATTTACATATATGCAAGAAATAAATAGAAAATATTTACATTTTTATTTAAAAATGTGGTGTGAATAAAAAGAACCGCCCAAAAGGACGGCTCTAAACAACAGAAGACGGACACGGGCAGCCCATCGTCTATGGGGGCTTACTTTTTGATGCTTTTACGCTCTGTAAGGCGTTTTTGAGTGATTTTGCCGGTTAGCCCTATTAAAATCATTTCAAGCCCAGGCATCGCCTCCATGGGGTGAAAAAAGCAGTATATCACACCGCTATCGATAAGTATAAAGGTGCAGAGCCTTGTCATTGACTGAGGAGCATCGGTTTCAAAAAAACCAGCAAACCAAATTACAATGTCCTTAATCTCTAAATAAACATGCTTCATGGTTATCCTTTTATACTAAACAGAAGAGTAATCCACCTCAATATGAGTGGCTTTTTCTTTTTCTCGAGGGCTTTAATCCTTTTTTGGTTGCTATCCACCTTATCGATAAGCCCCTCTTGGCCACCAAGTTTATCACCCATTAAGCATTTGTGGATTTCCTGTAGTAATTCGCTGTCAGTTGCTCCCTCCATTATACGTTGCGTTTTAGGATGTTTTGTTTGTAAATAGCAAAAGTGGTGAGTATTTGTCGCTCCCTGTTATCGTGCATTGGCTCCATCTCGTCAATTGTTTCCAACACAACACGCTTGCGAATAAGCTGATCAGGATTATCTACATTGTAATCAGTTATCTCAATCTTATTAGCCAAGAAATTGTCGTATATGATTTGGTCAGAAACATCCGCTTTAATAAAATCAAGGCGCAAATTATACTTATCAATAATCTGAGTTTGCAGTTGGTCTTGCCCCCGTTGATTGTTTTCTGTGGTATCGGTAATGGTTTCTGGCGTTGTTTTGGTGAATTTACCGTACCAACGCACACGCTGTCTCCACCCATTGCCAGCCAAGGCAGGGAATCCATTAATAATAATCGTTGGTTTAATGCCTGTATAATCAAATCCACCCTCAATAAGTGGTCGGATCCCAGTTTGTAGGGTTTCAATTACCACCGTATCGTGAGCCATTTCACAATCCCACGGGCATAGCCTAAAACATACACTCTCACGATCTGTAATAACGTTACCGGCCCCGTTTTTACGCTTAAACCTGAATCTATACTCGCCAAAGCCGTGGGCAGCGTGTATAGCGTGCCAATCGGTTGTAAACGACCAAACAAGCGGACGCTCCAGGTAATCCCCTTGCTCATTTAATGTCCCAAATGAATTATCTATTAAGGTTTCTGTGCCTCCATTACTTAGGTTTTCAAACGTGGCCTCAATACTCCCATTTGTGAACCCCGTTAAAATAAAGGCAAAGAAATCGTTACTGAAAGGGTTATCAACATCTCCAGTATCTATAAACTGAAGCATAGGTATATTACAATTGAGGAAACAAATACCACAATCCTCGCCTAAATCAGGATCCTTTTCAATACAATCTATTTGGTGCTCGCTGTGGAGATATGTTCTAATATCCGCCGTCGATACCCCAGGTGTAAGTATTACTGCCATCTTAACTTTGTTTTCCTAAACGAGCTCGCACAAAATAGCTCTGCTTATCAATTAAATTATCTGTGTTGGTTCTACACCTTAGTATAACCTGGTTCAGCGTTGAAATAATTTCTACAAATTCATCATTGCCGGAGGCCAAGGAATCAGTAGGCGTAAGCGGATTTGTTGGGCTCGTCCAGTTATCCCAAGTGGATAAATAGAACGGCTCCTCGCTACCGTTTTCCTTTTCAATCCAAATAAAGCCCCATAAATCCTGTGGCGAAAGTGTCCCAAGGCTGTGTGTAAATATGTAATCAATCTGAACCACCTCATCTGTAAATAGGTTGAGTGTAGGCAGGCCATCCAAATCAAAGAATGTTGGTGAGGCCGTCCAAACAGCGCCCGGATCGACGTCAAAGTCTTTTATCTCACATTGATCAGATCGTAATTTATACTCGGTTAAATTGCCCGTTTCAAGGCTTACAATTTCAAGGAATAACTCAATAAATATGTCAAACCCAAGTACCCCTGAATAATTTGAGGTTTTTTCGTTTAGGTTGTCATTGGGTTTGCCAGCATCAAAAAATTCAATCGGCACTAAACCATTTACAATCCAATCCCTCCAAGGAATACGGAAGGTCAGGCGCCCATTTACAACCTGAAATGCCTGAGCGACACCGGGATTAAATGTCGAGAAATCAATAATATTCAGGTCGTTTGTTATGGGTATATTGAATGTATCCACAACAGAAATATTGAATTGTTGGTATAGAAATGGTGCAAACGGTGTAATAGAAGGCAATCCAATCGGAATACTCTTAAATTTTACAGTAAACTCATCAGTCCCATCTGTTGCAATGATTCTAAGTTCAGCCGTTTCGATTATGTTTGGCTGATTATCGGCTATTTGGTTAAGATCAAATCGGTAGGCAGCCCCATACCAATCGCCATCCCAGCCATTTATATCCGTTGAAATTTTAGCCGATGCAAACGAGTTAAATGTATCGGTAATTGTTAGGCCAAAATTGCTTACAAGGCTTGTGTCGTCTGTGTTTTTACTGTAATTGTCAAGATCGAGTATTATATTTACCGGCTTTTCGGTAGCAGCTGTAAGGGATTGATCCCCAACTGTTAGCCAAAGCTCGTATTTATCGGTCTCATTAAGTATAGCCTGTTGTCCTGCACTAAAGGAAACATCAAATGTCACGGTTAATACGGTTGTCGAGGTGTCCACAACCACCATATTGGTAATAATGGTTGATCCCGCAGCTGGACTACCCGCATCCTGGAGTTTTGAATCCCGCACAAATATTACATCGCTTATTTCAGGCTTATTTGAGTACACCGTAGCCCTTGGGCGCTTACTGTGGTGGGCTATTGCCCTTTGAGTAACGGTAAATACGGGATCGCTCGCGGTAATTACGGCCGTAACACTATTTAACTCCGATACTTCGATCTTACCGGTAGCACTCGGATTGCTAATTGCTATAGATGTAAGGCTGTAAATGCTTGGGAAACCATTAAGTGCCTCACCATAGTACCCAACATTTCCGGATCCAAATATTCCAAATGTGTCCTCAAATTTGTATGTAACAGCCGTGCTATCAAACCCAAAAAACCACCCATTTACATACTTACGTGTCGCAACACCAAACAAATTGGATGGATTAAAGGCATCCTCAAGGTTTGAATCCTCTGCCTCAATGTACCAATGTGGCCTAAACACGTGAATTACTTCAAACTCATGTGTATAATCATCTATGGTTTGAATAAATCGCGCTTGCAAACTAACGGTCAAATCCCAGCTTTTGTTAGTTCCTGACGCCACAAGTGGTTGCAGTGAGCCCGTTATAAGCCCTAAAGTATAAGCCTGTGTGGTTCCATCAATTGTTGAATCGTAATTATTCACTGAAAATGTTTCAGGGGTTACGCCGTAATTATAACGCAGAGAGTTAGGTGCGCTTTTGACCTTAATTTTTATATCCGAACCACTATATCCATCAGTTAAAAACAGATCAATGGCCGCGTTACCGAATCTGATTGTATTAAATAGGGTGCCGGTAACAAATGAAATCACACCATCACCACTTAATGACTCGGCAGCACCTTTAAAAACGGTTATTGTTTGACCAAATGCAAGTCCTTCGTTTTTGAAGTTGAACCCGGGAGAAACCAACTGGCCAACACCACCCCCAAGGTCTGTGTATGTCATGCTGACGGCCAGAGAATCGTTTACAATAGCTGTTACTTGGAGTGTTTCCCTAAACTCCACCAAATCACCAACATTACACTGAAGTATGTCTGTTGTTCCGCCAGCGCCAAATGCGTCCCCGTTACGGAATTGAGTCTTAAACTCTTTATTTATTATACTAGGTGTTACCGCCATTTTCCATGAATTGTTGTTTTACCGCCTCAGCCTCGGCCTCTCTTCCTTGATTCATAAGTTCATTGTATTTACGAATAACCACAGTCGCCTCAGCATATTGATCGCTGCTAAGGTTGCTTTTAATGGCATTCGCTACTTTTATCGTTTCTGATATCGTGCGCTGATTACTCAGCATCATCGCTTCTAAATCTATATCTATCATTAGCCCGTTATGTTTTCGGCAAAGTCAACCAATTGTCCTTGTAGGTTGTCATTCCAGTTTTTAAATATGTAAAAATCAACTATCGCAAAATCGCCCTCTGGCTCCCACTCTATATTGGTGAATTTTCCAATATCCCCATCCTCAAATGTGAAGTAACTATTGGTGGACGTTTGCTCGTGATCATTAGGCCCAAAAGGAATCCTCACCTTTTCATACACAATTTTTTGGTTTGTTTCGTTTGGTTTTGCTGGATTTTTTACCCCCTTGACAAATCCCTTATAACTGTGGTATTTGGTAAACAATGCATCAGCCCCAAGATGATCTACAAAATCTTCTGGGATCCGTCCTGTTTCCGGATCGAGCCACACCATTTTAGGCACCTTGAAAAAATGGTTTTCAACAACAACTGCACCCGATCTGACAAATACAGAACCTATGAACTCAATGAAATCTGGCAAGGCAGACTCGCCAAGCTCAGGGAATGTATCATACAAATCTTGCATTGTATCCTGTAGCGTATCATATAATTCGCTTAATTTTTCAAAGAAACCAAACAACTTATCTGATGGCTGTTTACGCAAACCAAGAGCCCACTCGATCTGCACCTTATCCCTGGGTGCAAAAAGAACCCTTTTTTGTTCATCCACCGAAATTGGCGAGTAAATATACTCGGCTATACGGCTATCGGCGTTTGTAAGGGTGTGTAAATCGGTATCGTCTTTTGCCCATTCAACTGTATGGCGATTAACCATGTCCTCATAATTACGCCTTTTTGTGCCCGTTGCATTGGTAATTGATGTTTCAATTTTGACATTTGGAAATATATAACCGGCAGATGTAACCCAGAAAGGATCGTTAAATGGGCGTATATGTACAGTGCCATCGATTACCGCTATTTTGGTGAAAAATATACGGTTCATTAACTCAAACGTTTCGTTTAAGTCGTATCCAAAATCATTTGGAGATAAAATACCATCTCCCGGTATTTCACCGTCAATAAACCCAATAATGTCGCCAAGTTCTACGGTAGCAGCTAGTGTACCAACTTGGTCGTCTTTTGACCCAAACATTGTAACAAAGTCAAGATCGTTGCTGAACTCCGTGCTCGTTGAAAATTCATAGTCCAAATAATCCAGCGCCTTTGTAACCCAATTTTTAAGGTTAATTGAGTTGTGATACCTAACCATTGGGAAAATGGCCTCTTGCATATCCTTTAGCAGCTTAACCAATCGCACGGTAAGGATAACAAGGTTTATAAGGGTGGTCACCAGGTTTACAATGGCCTGAATACCCGCAAAAACTGTTGTAAACCACAATCCAGAGGCAATATCAGATACAATGTTTTGCAATTTAAACACCTCATCCTTGATGCTTTTTGAAATAATGAAAAGCTGCATTTGCATCTGTACAAATTCGAGCAACCTTTTACGGTTTTCAACCACGTATGGCATACGCACCCAATCAGTATCATTAAGAACACCCTTAACCTTGAGTAGTTGCATTGTGATATCCTTAGCCCTTTCGTCCAGGCTATTAAGCCCATTATCTTTATTAAGGGTAACCTCGCACTCAACATCGCTAAGCTCCTTGTGATCCCTAAGATTTAGATAATATTCCTCCGAAATATCAAGGGATGTATCGTCGTTGTTTGAGATCACAATTTTGCAAGGCATCCCCTCTGTGGCCTTGTTGTTTCCTTCTGGATCCATCCAATCATCAATCGCTTTTTTGGCCTCGCCCACGAAATTGAGGGTACTAAAGGTGATATTAGCCTGTACGCTGTCATTATCAAAGGTTGATGTCACCTTTAATTTTCTCCTTTGCCTAATAGCTCCGGGATAATCAACACCGTTTAATATGACACTAATTATCGTCGACATTAGCTGAACGCCCCCCCTACATTGAAGTGCTTTTTCTCTTCTTTATTTTGTGTGGTGGTGGTAAATATGATGGCCTGCTCAATCGGATCCCACTCCCAATCATATTTCGGCATATTTTTAGGCATGTCTTTGAGCTCTTGGCGCATCCCCTTCACTTCTCCGGTTAGAATGCCCATTTTATCAACAGGTTTTTCACCTACTAACCCACCCATAAATGCTTTATCCTGATGCGCAATTGCACTATCAACAATATCTGATGTTTTCCATAGCCCAGCATCGTGTAGCCTATCAGAGTCCTTAGAGCCCACAATATGCTCGTTATCATGTACCCGCACCGTATGGCCATCCCTTGTGCCCGTAGCCCCAAGCGCATCGGCTATGGTTGTATCAGTACCCTCAAAGAATGTAGGCAATGAATTAACCCCGGTATTCATTTCATCGCTGGCCTTTTTAAAGGCGTTTGAATCGCCGGCCTCAAGCAATAGATTTGATAATTGTAAGAATGCTGTAAGGGCAAGTAGCCTGTTTTTCTTCTTTTCAAGATCGGCTATCTCGGTGTTAGCCTTGGCAAGTCGTATTTCCTCGGCCTTAATCGACTCTTGGGCATTTAAACTACCGGCGTCCGCCCTTGCCTGTAGTCCTGCAATACGGGTTTCACTGGCATCAATCTCACGCTGCTGGGCAGCTATACGATTATCAATGTTTTTTTCAAGCCCCTTGGTAACGTCTTGGAAGAATTTAAGCGAATCCTGGAGCATTTTTTTCTGATCTTTTTGACGTTCCTCGGCTTGTTTTTTCAACAGATCAATTCGCTTTTGATTGCGCTTTTTTTCATCCTCAAGCCTTTGATCCTCCGCCTTTTCTTGCTCATCATTTCGACGATCTATTTCACGTCTTACCTCTAAATCAGCGGCTAAAAATATAGCGTTGTTTTCGCCAAACAATTCTGCAACCTTATCTCGTCTACTTTTTAAGTCTTCAAGTTCTTTATCTGCTAACGCTTTTCGTATTTCTTCAGCACTGGCACCACGTTTTCTGAGTGCAATTTCAAGCGCGAGAGTTTCATTTTGTTGTGCTCTGACAAATTGATCAAAATCAGCTTGTAAATCTTCAGGCTGTATTTTTGCATCAGGCCCAAGTGTAGCAAACGCAACTTTTCTTTTTCTTAACTCTGCTATTAAAGAGGTTGTTTTTTTCTTTTCGTTTTCATCAAATTCTTCTGCTGCCCCTCCCTCAAGACCAAAGCCCAAAATTTCTGCTCTTTGTTTTAAAAGGGCGTCTAGTCTTTTTTGCAGTTCTTCAAGCTCTGCCCCAACCACTTTTCCTGTAGCTATTCTTCGTTCAATAGCATCAATATCTTCATCTAATTCTCGAAGCGGTTTGCCAAGATCAAGGCCGTCAACAACGGAATCAAGATTGTTAAATACTGTCGCAGCGATTTCATCAACCAATGTAATTGAGGCTAAAAGCCGTTTAGACTCTTTTTCTAATTGTTTATTTCCAGTAATTATAAAATCAACTTGCTTTTTAATCGCGCGGTTGAATAACTCCTTTTTAGCGGCTGCTTTTTCCTCTTCAATAGCATTAGCTAAAATCTGTTTAGTAAGTAATCTTCTAACCTCGGCTAACTCTCTAGTGTTGGCAGTTTCAAGGTCAATGTTTTCAAGCAATTCAGGGTATTTTCTATTAAGCTCATCAATAATTTTATTTCGATCTTCTCGGCTCGTATTTTCACTTCGAAGTGCGTCCAATAGTACTTGTGTTCTTGCAATTTCCTCACGCTTTTGATCAAGTATTTTCTTGCCTTGTTTTAGTGCCTCAGAATTAACCTTGTTCAATCGTTGTTGTTCGGCGGTCAGCTCTTTTGTTTCTTCTTTCTGTTCATCAAGCGCACCCGCCACGGCTAACATTGGAGCTATAATGGCAAGTAAAATAGTTTTTATACCCTCCCATGTTGTTAGAAGTTCAATGGCCTTATCAATAAACTCACCAATTTCTTTACGGAATATGACAAACGCAGCCACCGCGAGCCCAATAGCCACAACCATCAAGCCTATTGGATTAAGAGCCATCACAACGTTAAGGCCAATCATGGCCACCCTCACGCCTTTTATAACAGCGGTAAATCCTTTGAATAATGCAATAGCACCTTTTATCGCTTTAAATGCGACAAATGCACCCACGATGGCCAAGAGTGTGTCGAGTACAGCAGGCAAATTGTCTGCTAGTAATTTAATTACGTCTTTGAGTTTTTCACTTGCCCCAGAGGCGCCGTCAGCCCCAAGTATGAATCCTTCCCATGATGATCGTAATATAGAAAGTGATCCTTCGAGGGTGTCGAGTTGTTTCTCGGCCATTTCCTCAGCCGCACCCCCAGCATTATTTAAAGCTCTTTCAAGATTATCAATGTCTCCCCCGTTTTCAGCAAGTATAACACCAAGAGTTGCACCCTTTTTACCAAATAATTCAAGTGATTTAGCCGTTTTATCGGATGCTGAATTGACTTGAGCAAGCGCCTCATCAAATGTTATTCCAGCTTGTGTTGCCGATAAGAACATATTTCTAAGCCCTGTACCAGCACTGGAGGCATCGATCCCACGGTCAGTTAATGTACCAAGCAAGGCTGTTGTACGCTCAATATTAACCCCGGCCGCATTTGCCACAGGCGCAACAGCCGACATAGCAGTGGCAAATTTCTCCATATCAAGTGAACTACTTGAAAATGATTTTGCCATAACATCAACCACCCGCTGTGTTTCGGTAGTAGCTAGGCCAAATCCACGTATAGTTGCACCGGTAACCTCAGCTGCACGTGCTAATTCTGTGCCCGCGGCACTGGCAAGGGATAATGTGGCCTCAGTTACATTCTGAATATCGCTCTGGGTGAATCCCAATTTCGCGAACTCCAATTGAAGCCCGGAAACGGCACTTGCTGTAAATTCCGTTGTGGATCCTAGTAATTTAGCCTGAGCAGTAAGGGGGGCCATTTGCTCACGTGTGATAGCCATAACGGATGACAAATTGGCCTGAGCTTGGTCGAAATTCTTTACAATATTAAAGGCATCCTTTATAACACGGCTAAATAGCTGTACACCACCAACAATTCCAAACGCTGTTAATAGTCCTTTTGCCCTTTGTGCGGCGCTACCAAGTGCTGCAGCATAATTACCAACACTCCGTCCATGTTGACCAACAGTAGCATCAACTTTCTTGAGTTTGGAGTCTAAGGCTGTAATGGTTTTAAGCAAATTCTTAGCCTGCTTACTTGATTCACCCTCCGATAATGCCAGATTTTTGTACTGTGTTCTTAGAGCGATCAGTTTTTTGGACTCCTTTTCGTATGCACCAACTAGCCCTAATTTCTCACGAGCAAGCTCTTTGTTAATTTTACGTTGTTGCGTAAGCAGAACTTTGAGCTCCTCGTTTTGCTGTATGCTGTCTGAATTAAGAGATTTCAGCCTCTCCTCCAGCCTTTGCCTTTCCTTTCCAACCTTTATCGCCGCTTCTTGGGCTTTGGTCGACTTTTTTACGACCTCCGTGATTTTATTGAATGATATTATACCCTGACCAGGCTTAAAGGCATCAGTAACACCTTTAATACTTTTAGCAAGATCGATGGCCTTTTTATCCAGTTTATCGTAAACCTTTAAAAGCTCCTCAGCCTCCTTTGTACCTAGCTTTAGATACCCCGGTTTGATTATTTCTTCTCCGCCTATCGCAGTCACTTGTCAGTTTTTTTGTTTTCACTTGCGATCATTTTCAGGGTATAATACCAATCGTAAGTGCTGTATGTGCGCGGGTTTATTTGAAACCCCAAATATTTTTGTACGATCACCATCAGGCGGCCAAACTTCATAGCCTTGATTTTGTTTCTTTGGGCGATCTCGTTGCGTGCAATTTTAATATGTATGAGTAATGTTCTATCTCTTGGGCTTGATAAAACATATTTAATCTGGAGCTTGGCCAGTTTGATCAGGAGCCGTTCATAGGAAATCATTTGCTGGCTTATGCCAAACTCATCCAAGTGCTGTTGCTGTAAATCCTCCCAGAGATCAACTAATCGCGCCTCTAAGCCTCCCTCATCCTTATAAAGCAATGTTAAATCGCCTGTTTCGGATATCATGTTCCAATAGTAAACAGGGAGCTCACGAATAGAAGTATAAACCGTTCTAAGGAAATTATCCTCTTTAGGCTCTTCTGGTGAGCTCTTTTCTGAAAAATTCGATGTGGAGTTTGAGCGCTTCACGTATCAATACCTCAATGTTTTCCTGTGTTAATCCTTCTACCGCATCCCCGTAAATCTCAAACAGATTATCGCCATCTTTAATAGGATCCATCTTGATAAGTATCTCGCCCTCAAGTATTGTAACCGCCGTACTTCTCCAAAAGTCGCCGGTATCTCTTAGCTCGTATGGCTTACCCCCTCGGCCTTTTGGGTCAAAAAGGCTGTAAGTTGTTCTGCCCGTTAATTCATTAAAAAGGGCATCACCCTTACTGTCAACATGATCCGTCCCTAGCTGATCTTCTGTCTGTAGATCAATAATTAACCCCTTTATGAACCGGTTATCCAACACTACCTTAAAAATCTGCTTTTCCTGTCGCCCTAGTTGAACAACTTTTTGAGCCATTTTATATGCAGCTGTGTCCCGAAACATAAAGGATCCCCCGACACTAGGCCGGGGGAGTAAGGTTATTTTTCAGATGTTGCGACCTCTTTTTTAGCTTCCGCAACCTCCTTTTTGTTGGCCGTCTTATAAGCCTGAACTCTTTTCCAGATGTCCTCGGCGTTGTAGCGTAATTGCCATTTGCCGTCAGCATCTTTCTTTTTCGCGTCCTTAAACGCAGTAACAAAGTCATCTTTTTTCCAATCCAAGACATGGTTTCCAAGCGACATCCCGTTACCTAATTCAATACAACTATTCATATCAAAATTTTTAATGGTTTATAAATCAATTAATTGACCGATACTATGGTATTAGAATATCGATTGTGCCCTCAGCCTCAAATCCAATCTTACTAAACGTAAGTCTGAATGTTTCAGTTGATGCAGCCAATGGAACTACGAAATCATACTCCTCATTTACTGTATCCTCTGTTACTGATGTAATTACAACTGGCCCTGGTGTTGGGGTAAGCTCCTCGTATGTGAAGTCTGCTGCAACAAGTCCAGGCGCAAAATCTTTATCCAGGTGGTTACCATAGATAAAGTCAATTGGCACTGAAAATGATGTAAGCGTGATTGATGTTGCAGGCTCCATTACAATATCGATAAGCCCAGAAAAAGATAATAGGTCAACTTGCACATCGTTAGCGCCTGTACCAGGGCTAATAAATGCGATATCTCCATCACTTTCGAACTCATGTAAATCAAACGAAATCATGACGAGTGGCGGAGTCTCATTTTCCTTATTAAAAGGCTGATAAGTTGCTCTCATCGTTTTTTTCTTGATTCTGAACGGGCGTAATTCCGTTTTTATTTTACCATTTCCACCTAATTGGTTATCAATGGTAAAATCATAAAACGACATATCACGACATCCAAGAGATTCCCAAGCCTCTGCCGTCTCTGGAGATGCTCCATCAGCGACTGTAAGTGCCATTGTTCGCACACCTTTCGATGAGTTTATTTGAAATCCATCGAGTTCAAACGTGTTATTATCGGCACGTGTATCGTTTACCCCATTGATTTCACCCGTTACAAACCATCTTTTAGACTTATCCGTCTCGTTGATTTTGCCTGAAACAAAAGCGTCATCAATTGTATCCGTGTTAAGTACCGTATTAAGGGTACCATCGTCGGCTTTCGTGAACACAAACGCCAACTTTCCAGGTAATCCTAAGACTCCCGGGCAATTCGGTTGTCCAAAGTTTTTAACCTCTGAATCACAACTGCATAGTGACATAATAATTAATTTAATTTGTGCATCCGATCAAGCCCCCGGATACTTAGGGCGTAAATTCTTATTATTCAAATCTCTTTAACTCATTCTGAGCCCAACTTTTAACTGCCGGATACTTACCAGTAGCAGGCATTGTTGCACCATTTAAGGGCAAATTGGTGCTATCATTTTCATCCATAACAAGTACGTCAACAATAGTTTTAACGGGCACTTCGTTTTCATATTCCGTGTGAACATTGTAAACCGTCACTGTTGGGTCAACAAACTCTACTCCTTCTATGGTATATTTCTTTGCCATTTAAAACAATTTTATGTATGCACATGGCACTACTTGTGTTTTTAATTGTGGGCTGGATGAATCATTTGCGGCCGTGATTCTATGCGCTCTTAATGTATCAATCTTGTGTGTGGTGCTTGACCACATGTTAAGTGACGACCAATTAAAAAGCCTAGAATCATAATATGTTGGTGAGTTAGCATTGTTGCTTGACAAGGTTTCATATTCTACTTTGTTTGGTAAAAACCAACCACCTTCACCCCCAACAATATCTGTTTGAGCCAAGTCAATACCGTCATTCCAAATTCTAGAACCAGACCTGTTCAAATGCCATTTTCGCCTGTACGCATAATCTCTTAAATTGTTATTTGGAAACGCAAGTGCTTTGGTAGTGGCAACCCCATCCTTATCAAAAAATGATCCGGTTGCCTCATCCATAAACCCACCAGTATCACCCGTCAATCTTTTAAAATGTCCAAATTCATTTACCAGTTTAAGTGTATAGTAATCAACGATATCAGCAATATTCACACTGGCATAATCTCCATTATTAAACCTATCTCCATCATCGCCTGTTCTAAATATCACCTCTTGTCCTGTGCTAAATGGTAATGTTGAAATTGGAGCGGATGCTGCGGGCACTTTAACTGTCAACGCCGTTGGTGTATCTAGTGTTATTATTCCAGTTTGTACTGGTATTGCCAAGTCATTCTCAATTATAATTACTTTGGATGTTCCGGATATTTGTGGAGAAATTGGAACTGAATTTAAAGTCTGGGTGCATGGACTACAGACCGGAAAGGCTTTAGGAAAACAATCTGGATTATACAGCACATTAAATGACAGCCTTACAACATGCAAATTGCTCATATCGTGCAATTTTACCTTTTCCGCTGTTTCGGATGTAAGTGTTAAATCCTCATACACATTATCAACGCCGGTCGAAATTTCAATATCCCCAACTATAAACTGTTGTTCTGCTTTGAAAATGGATAGTACTTCCTGATTGAATTTTTCATCAGAACGCTCCGCATCGCCATACAGTTTAACCAAGTCACATTGGAAAATAATAGAAATATTGTGCTTTATGAGCTTAGTAGCGTCCACCAAGGGACGATCATCGGCCACAAGCCAAAAGGATGTAACCGAAACCTCATCATCCATTAAAACCTCCTTGTAATCTTTCTCATCAAGGGATATTTCAGCAATGATATCGCCTGGTTCTTTAGGATTTTTGTTTGCTCTAGGGTATGATATATAGTCAGTAGTAAGCCAAAACGGTAAAAGTTTAGGGAATGATCGTTCCTGAAGTGTATTAATCACCTCATCGATACCACTCCTAATCGTTTTACTTACTATTGCCATTTACTTACTTACTATTGATACAATTAACTGACCAACGCTAGGCCCGGTTACAGCCGTCACCTTAATACCTACGTTTAAGCCATTATGAACATCTGATTCTGTCAGAAATATATCAGCTGTTCCAGTTAGATCAGTTGTTCCGAGTGTGGTTCCGACATCAGCCCAAAACGAACCGATTTTTAAATTAGATTCTATTACCTGTACGTCAATTGGCTGATCTAGCCCAGACGCAAATAGCTCAATTGATACGCTGTTTCCATCTAAACTACCAAGAGGTATGAACACTGTTCCTGTTGGGAAATCACCGAACGCAAATGTTTTTGTAATCCTTTTAACTGCCATATCTATTCTAATGTGCCAACCATAACCCTTTGGGGAGTCATCCCGTCCTGGAGTTTTTTGACCTGTTTCCTAATTTGGCTTATTGAACGGCTAAGCTGTGGCCGTAAGCCAGTAATTTTTACAACAGCCTCATCAGTTGTTCCCTCAATAGTGGCTATCAAAAGCTGTATCATACGCTTAGAATCCCTTTCGTTTGCGTTTGATCTAAGACTTGCCAAGTACATTTCAATGCATTTAATCTGTAAATCAAGTAGTATGGCGCGTGCAAACAATCGTTCTCCCTGTGTTACCCAATCGGTGAAATCATCATAAACCGTTATATCCGGATTAAGTCCAGATGATTCGTCATAGCTGGTTTCATCATCCAAATCAGGCAATGTATCCGTAGTATGGTTAGGGAAGAAATACTCTATCACATGAAAATGCGTGATGTTGGACTTAATATCGCTGTTTTCGTAATTACGTTCAAACGGCTTTAGTGTACCAAATGCCCCCGTGTTGTTGCGGTATCCCAAATAAAAATCCCCCTTATAGGTGTCGCCAGTATTGTCCACAATCCAGTTTAAATCAACAGCCTTATGGGTCTCCCCAGGAGCAATTGTTATGGTTTCTGAAAAGATCGGCGCATCTTGAGCGGTGTTAAATAGGCGTAACTCCAAATCTCCAGAACCATCAAAATCAAGCAGGATCCGAGTGATTTCAAATGCCACGTTTTTGGTCAGGTCAAGTTGAAATTTATGGGTAATTAGCCCATTCGGTAGTGTATCAGTGTCCACCCTATTCTGAGGATATGGATACAAGACTTGACGGTCAATGTAATCCGGCTTAATAAAGACTTGATGGCAAACACTTATAATGCTTGCCTGCTGCATTTCTTTGAGCTTTTCGTTGAAATCAGCATCACTTATCCCAATGAAATCCTGGTTGTCCTTGAGGTAATTGATTTTGCAATACGGGTTCTCCGTAACAAACTCCCCGGATCTGGACACTTGGTTAGCGGCATCCAGTATAGCAAAATCAGGATCAAGGGGCTGTCGGAAACCGACAACCCCATATAGCTTTGTCTGTATTTTAGATACGTCAAACATCAATCAACAAAACTAGTCCTGATCTTTATTCGCTAAGCGCAAGCAAAGCCGCCGTAACTGTGGCTGTATTCATTGAAGAATATGCTTTGATTTTACCCTGAGCGAGTTTTCTCAATTCCTTTAAGGTTTTATCCTTAAGGTCTGAAGTAGTAAATAACGGTTTTGCGTCAACCTTTTCAGTTGGTGCATCAACTTTTTTCGTGGCCTTTTTTGCTGGTTTAACAGCGGTTCTGGCCTTGATAGCAGCTTGGCGTTTAGCATCAGCAGCCGTGTTAAGCTCCAGATACTTTCCAGTACGTTTAAAATTGGCATTTACCGTATCGGCGTATGCGTTAGGGTAAGTTTTTGTGTCGATTTTACGCGACATATTCTTATTGAACTTACCATTAAACTGCTCGGCCTGCATTACGTTGTAAACGCTTGACCCCTTGCGAGGTGCTTTTGCTTTTTTATCTGTCATTTGTCCAGTTTTTAAGGGTTAATAATCCTAAACAAACGCAAATGCCAACACAGGAGTTTCTCCAGCGTTAGAAAGCGGTGCAATTTCAAAAGCAATATCAAGAGATATTTCAGTCTCAGTTTTTAAATCCTGAGTGAAACCACCATCAGGCGTTCCATCAACACGCTCTTCGTATGTGTGAATAGCGTAGTTTAAGAAGTCAATTGGATTGTTGATTGTGCCATAGCTGTTTTCCTTTGTCTCCTTACCTTCACGGTTTTGGATAGGAATCCATGGTAAAGCAGCGATTGTACCCCGTGGGATAGCAATCCAGAAACCATCAGCATATCCAGAAACAAGCCCAGCTGCATCAGCAGTTAGCTTAGGATCCTCGATAATTCTCATTCCACTAGGGAATTGGTAAGATGTGTTGGTTGCGTTTCCGGTACCCTGGTTAACATCTTTCATGAATTTACCCCAAGCAATTGTGTCAGCCACAATGTCAAAAGGCATATTCTGCCATTTGTTAATACCTAAGTTGCTGGCCGTAATTTGGATAGCTCTTTCACCTTCTGTTGATTCTGTAATTTCAAATACATCATCAACAGCATCGAAAGCACCATCAGCGGTAGATACGTTAACGCCTGATCGGCTTGCAAACAAGAAATCGGATGCAACTGTTTCTAGCCCTTCCGCAAAGTTTGCGATAACGTTAATAAGTTTAGATTGGTGTAACTCCTCAAGGCTGTAAACCTTGTTATCTGCCTCTTTCAACGTAGATACAAACTTATCGTTGAACGTGGTAAAACTTGGAGTAAGAATACCAGAATCACCTTGATCCCCTGTGTGATTAAAGCTACGACCTGTGCCAAGAGCTCTGGTTGTACGAAGTAAAAAGTTCGTTTCAACCACTCTATCTTCACGAGTACGTAATTCCACATAATCAGGAATCATGATTTCGGTGTTCATTAAGAATAATTTATGGATAGCGGGATCGCGAAATCTCAATTCCCCCGCCTGAAATTGCTTAATCAGTTTAGCTTGCGCCTTAACTAATGCAGCAGTAGCAAAATTTGCCATTTTGAAAGTTTTAAATGAATAAAAAAATACGTTTTGAGAATGAATCTCGGAGACTTTGAGGCCACGCCTCTGTAGACTTGGTCAGAACGACCGATGTGTCAAATATATGAAAAAAAACAAAACCCCAAATCTTTCGACTTGGGGCTTGCCTATTGAACCTTCACGTTTTAATATCTCGACACCGACCAGAGATTAACTGGTTCCTTGCTTTATAATCCTTTGTGCTGGTGAAGGATATTTTGTAGCGGGTGCAAGAATCGAACTTACTGGATCTGGGA